CAAAAATTCTCCTTTCCAGGGATTGGAGAAACATGGTCTAACCATGTTGATATAACCGTATTTAGAATAAGCATCATATAACAATTCAACAGTCTCCCAATCAACTTCTTTCAAAGTGATCAGGCAATTCTTAACATATTTACGATTCTTAATACATCTTCTAAGCATACCATGTCCAATTATAATATCATCAAGCTGGGTCCTGCTGCCAACAATATCAACATCATCATGTTGTAAATCAAAGAAATTTACAGGAATATACTTATCAGCGTCCGCTTCAACAATCTTAATACGCTGATCTTTAGCTATGTATGGACAGAACTGTCCTGTATCTGCAGCCGGACGCTGAGACACACACACAACTGAGTCGCAATATTTGATTGCTGAAGCTGCACACGCCCCTGGATGCGAACCAAGATCAAGAACATTCGTGAAGCGAATGCCAAAATACTTGATAGCAAATTCAAACCGCGCCGCATGAAAACCATAACATTGTTTAGGTTGACTGTAAGGAGACATTCGCCGAACAAGAGAGCGATATCGTTTCCCAGCTAGTTCATGACACCTAATAGCAACATCATTAGCGAATGCGCATGCAACACTATATGTTGCCATATCAGCATCAGTACTTTCTGGGAAAAACTCCATTATATCTGGAAGCCCGGGCCATACGACTCGGAGGTTCTCAGGAATGGGTACCTTATACAGTTCCTCAATGAAAGAGATCTTGGGAACAGTCGGAAACTTCGAAGGGAGCAAAGCTCTATCAAAGTTCCTCCAGGGATGTTTCTTAAAAGTTTCATCATCGATACCAATATGATCGATATGATAATCTTTCTTGAAACGGTTTAATAAATCGTAACATATATTACGAACGGAGGAATTAAAAGGATTATCGATCAAGTGTCCGAGCACACGTTCGACGGCGATAATGACATCAGGACGTTCCCTTCTGCGAGGGTCCATCTCCTCTGGCATAAGCAATCTGGAATGTGTTTCAACACTATCTCTGAAAACATAATAATAACCATCACGGTAATGAATATGTTTCGAAAGAAAGTCAACATCACCAATGTATCTTGAAGAATGGATGTGCTTCACAACCAAACCAAAATCATGGTACATGTTTACTAACATATGGTCAGTTATAAAATCAGGAACCAACATAAAGTTGTCATCTCCATACAAAACGTGCAATATATCTGTCTTAAGACGTCGCATGATACATCTGAAAATAAGCTCATGCAGCAAAGTGTTATCATTTGCCGTATTAGCCCATCCACTACGCATACCCTGTAAAACCTGGAACATATGTCCCATAGGCATAAGGATAATAGCATGAAGCATGTCCTGAAGTATAACCTTAAACTTATCTTTATAATTTTTCTCAACACCACATTTGTCCATAAGCTTTGTATAAAACCGCATAAGCTGTTTCATAACCGATGGGTGTAACTTAGTATCCCATCCACTTATATCCAAAGAGACATATCGAAAACCGTTGGGCGCATAGCCTCTGTTAGCCTTGAAAAGTCTAGCAAAACGACCTGCACCGTCATTCATCCATGAAAAACCAACTCCGCACCAGACAAAACATCTGTTCATAAATTTACTCCAAGACTGAATGAGTAACATAGTAATCAACAAAGATGCATAACCACTGTACACAATCAGACGAGCCGAATCAGCAGCATCTATAGCTTGCATCTTAGCACGTCCTGTCGTATACCATACATGTTTGGACATGTAGTGATCAAACTCTTCATTGTTATCTAACAACTCATTAGCATGGTTAATAGCTTCATTTTTGACATCACGTTTCTTAACACCTTGCTTATAAGGATAACCAGCAGCAGAAGTCCAGTCAACTTTAAGATCACTGAATGATCTGCCAACAATTGAATCCTTAACTTCCTTAACAAATTCATCAAAATCAGCGCTTCTGAATACTTCTTCAAGTAGTTCATCAACCGCTTCTTCTAATTCATGTTCAGGAACTTCCTTCACAACAGGATATGCAAATTTTTCAATATAGTCACATCTTAATTGTAAAGTGGCGTTAGTTCGCTTGTACGTAGCAAAAGCTTGTGTGCTTTCCCTAGGATGATAACGGTCGTAAAACCTCTTAATGAAGAAGTCCACTGGATGCAAAACACCTCCAGCGTTATTCAACACAAGACCTTTACTTCCCTTGTAAATCAAGCCCGTACCTTCAATAAAATTTTTAAAAACCTCCTTAGCCTTAACCCTTAACTCGAACAAGGGTGTTTGCTGAGGCAGAAAAACGATAACCTCGCCGCCGGTAAACCAAACAAAAACCATTAAATTACATAGTTTGTTAAAGTCAACACGTGGAGCGTATATATCGTATTTCACAAGTTCTTCATTATAATCTTCTCTGAACATCTCATAAATGAGGATGACAAAGAATATATGTAAGAACCAAATGGTGTAACGAGGTCTATTCACCTTCCCCGGTATTACAGTATTTACGTCCGCCATTATTATTATTTACAGTCAATTCTATACCAATAAATAACTTTAACGCAG